TTAAAGTTTTCCTTAAATTAACGTCATATGACTGCGTTAAATCTACAGAATTAGCAAAAGCATATTCCCCAGAAGTTTCTGTCGCATTACTTGTAACTACTAATTTCAAAGCATCTAAAGAAGCATCATAAACAGTATCAGATTTTGAACCTGTAAAGTTAGCAGTATGCTCATCAATCGTTCCAACAACAAGTCTTTCGGAAGGTGCTGGTAATGTTGTAGTAATCCTTGTATTATTCCAATCTGAATCTTGTGATCCAGGAGCAGGTGATTGTCTACCTCCATCATCTTCAAATTTAATTAAGTAAGTACCTTCAAGTAATGGGACTATTTTCTGTGTTTGACTACCTGCTGCTGCAACCACAATCTCCTGTGCATCTTGCCATTTAGCAGCAGTTGTTAATGAAGAATGTCTGATAAGAGTTTTACCTCCTAACAAAACATCAAGCTCTGAAGCACGATTCCAACTTAATATCGCACTGGACTCATCTATAGGAAGTAAAGTTACTCCACTAACATTAGTTGGAAGAGCAGTTTTACCAACAGCAACAAAAGGATCTAAAGCGTTAGGTAAAGTTGATCTAAGACCTGACGAACTGACGCTATATACTTCAATCGTATAATTACCAGCAATAGTATCTAGAATTTCATAACTTTTAGCTCCTTCTACAGTTCGAGAAACATAATTACCTTGCTCATACCTCCATCTGACGTAGACATTATCAGTAGAAGTAGTCCAACTTACAATAATTTTTACCCTTGCAATTCCTGTATTCTCATAGATAACTTCTTCTGCTGTTACACCTGTTGGAGATTCTGGAGCAACATCTAAATTAGTAACATCTCTAGGGATAAGAGCAATTCCACTCTCTATATGATTATATTTTCCTGAGTTATATTGAACTGCGGTAATTGCATAATTCGATCTATTTTCTTCTACAACAGTTAAAACTCTCCAAGTAGAAGTCAAGATATCATTTGTCTGATAAACCCAAACACTATTAACATTAGGAGCACTTGAAAAAGCTTGCCCTAGATTAATTACACTGCCTACGATTGAGGTAACTGTTTTATTCTCGACACTTCCATCAGATAAGACAACAGATAAAGTAGCTCCTATCTTATACGTCAAATCTGTTGTATCATCTACTGTTATTGCAGTTGTAGTAGCAGCTTGAATACGTCCTCCTCTACGTTCTCCACTTCTTACAGGGTCAGCTATTTCAATAATCTGTCCAGGTCTAACAACAACTCCTGCATCTACAGAAGTGGCAAAAGTAACAACTTCTCGCTCCACATTTTCCATATAGAGTAACCATTTAGCAAGACGATTAGCTTGTCCCCTACTTGTACAAGCAAACGCATCTATATTTTTTACTACTGATCCATACCGAGTTTGGTTTGCAGTATCAATTACTTCTTCATAATTTATATCCCGTAAATCTAGATCTAGATATTTAGCAACAACTACTGTAGGTCTAGTTTTTTGACTTGTATTTTGATAGGTAAAACCAGGGGCAACAACATTAGCAAGAGTAAATAAATAACTGGAATCTTTAGGAGAATCCTGTGTAATAGTTAGGCTGCCAGCCTGATAATATGGCATAGCTCTAAACACAGAACACATTTGATTAATTACGTTATATGCTTCTTGTTGATTTTGAATTGAAATATTACAACTAAATCTAGGCTCTGTATTACCTGTACCTGTACCATCATCTATTTGAGCAGAGCAATAAGCCGAAGCCTGATAGAAACTAAACTTATCTAAATCAGCTTCGACAAGATGAGCACCTAATCCGTACCTAGAAGATGTTAGAAGATCATATAAACACCAAGCAGGATCATTTGTATATTGTGCAGCACCTAGCGTTCCATTAAACGTTCCAGTATAAGATAAACTTCCATCTGCTCTTACTGTTGCATTATGAGGAATTTTTACTTTTATCCCTTTGACTAAATACTTCCTTGTAGGAATAGAACTAAATTGTTCTGCATCAATTTTTAAACCTACTAATGCACTATTTGGGTATGTTCGTTGGTCGTACTTTATTTCTACATAATTATTAAATTGAATTTCATTAGCTAATTTAGCTGAAGCACTATCAGCAGTAATTCGAGTGACTTTAATATTGACAGGAAAAGCACCATCAAGGTTAATTAAATAGTCTCTAAGGTAAACATCAGGAGTTCTACCTGTGATAGTTCCTTCATTACCAGAAACAACAGTAGAATATGATCCTCCAGAATATTGAACAGCGATCTCTAATTTAACTTCTGTACCAAAAATATCTCCTTTATCACTTAAAGATTGCAAAGAAGGAACAGTTATTGTTACCGATACTGAATCAACATCTGAATCTGTTATTTGTATAACTTTTGGTGTTGATTGAGGAACAGTAGAAAAACCTGTAGATTTAGTTGTTGCAACATTTCTAGTTACAGGAATTATTGTTTGATTAGATGTCCCAGTTCTTACTTCATAAGTAACGTCTTTAAAATTAAAAGTACCATCAGTAGCTTGTAATGGTGTGTTATTTAAGAATATAGACTTTGCACCATTTACTAATCCACCTATTTCTCCCTCTCCGATAAGATCAAGGACTCTAGCAAAACTTTTAGAGTCTAAGTTATCTTTAGCTTCGGTAGGAGTACCACCTCCACCTCCGCCTCCTTTTCCTCCACCACCTGATCCAATAATCCTACTCATACTTCTACCTGCTCGTTTTCAAGATTAGCTGACACAGTTATCGAGCCAGTTAACGTAGTTCCATATATTACAGGAACAGCTACACCAGCACGACTCGTATTTTGTATTCCACTAAAATTAAAAGATAAACGAGGATCTTGTTCTTGTTCTGAAACTTTAGGAACAGGGGTCAACATATCCGCAACACCCGATAAAGTTAAGTAACCTCCCATATAAATCATACTTTTAGTTATAAAACCTACTTCGGCTAAACTTCCAGCCTTTATTCCCTCCATTAAAGTCATGCCACTACCTGCTGGCATAAGAAATGCACCTGCTATTAATGCTGCACCTAATAATATCTTTCCAAATCCTCTTCCAGCACCTCCAACAACAGGAATAATTTTTATATCTTCTTGCCCATTAGGATAATGTAATTCATCTTCCCCTATTTCCCAATCATTAACTGCAACCTTATAATGTTTATCAGCCATATGTTTTTCTAATTGAGGAAAATTAACAACTAAAAATCTTATAGCCTGTGCAGCATTGTGAACTTCAGCCTCAAAAGTCTTTTGACCTAAAAACTTCGCTAATTCTCCGTATAATTTAATTTTACGCAACATAACGAATCCTCTTACCTGTACATTTTAGCAACCATTCGTCTAATAAATCACGACTTGATAACCTATGTTCCAAATGGTGTAAAACAGTTTGTTCCCCTAAGTAAACACCAATATGATTTAATCCGCTACTACAAATTGACATTAATAATAAATCACCTTTTTCTAAATCCTCCTCCTCTTTCAATTCTCTAAATCCTGTCTTTGCAAAACAACTTGCAAACATTGGATTCTTTATAAAATCATCTGGATTGTTTGGTCTAATCCAATCTATAAGCTGTATTCCTAATTCTTGTTTATACCAATCTCTACATAAACTCCAACAGTCAGTCACACCCCAAACCCATTGCCTACCAATTAAAGGTGCTTCATATCCACAAGGTTCACAATAACCCCATTGTTTTAAATTAGGTTGAACAATCCACCATTTTATTCCAGACTTTTCACACGCAATCTTATCAGCTTCACTAGGCTGTGGGCTTGTAACAGGATGACTATGAATAACAGCAGTTATTTCTCCTTGATCTTCTGCTTTAGCCCAATCTATAGGATCTAAAATAAACTGATCTTCAGGATTTACGGCTAAATTATTACAAGGAATATATTTCTCCTTACCCTTAACAACAACTAAAAGACCACAAGATTCTCTAGGATTTTCTTTTATTGCGTGTTTAAGTGCTTTATCCTTCCACATTATGAGAAAAATGTGCCGATACCTGGGAAATCAGCAGGTAAAACTTGACGTTTAGGCAATCTTACACCCTGAAGATCAAAACTTGCTGCAAGTTCAAATTCAATAATATCTCTATTTTCTGTCGATTTTCGATCAATATAATACACCTCATCAGGGAATGTAGCCGTAGGATCAGGAGTACCGTGGGGATTGTCACTTAGTTCTTGACTAATTAAACTACCATCTTCCTCTAGTATCGCACTTCCATCTTCTGACAAAATATCTCCAATATCAAAATTTATATGATCTATATATCTTTCTAGAGTTCTAATCCTTGTAACTTTTGCTCCCTCTAATCCTTGAGGTAAGGTTGAAAGTATCGTTGTAAAAGTTCCTAAAATATTAGATATCCTTAATTTTGGTCTTGGAAGTTGTTTTCCATTAAACTCAAAACCACTAGCCTCTATTGGCATCCTTGTATATTCGACATCATCGAAAATAAGATTGCCATTATTATTTTCACTTACTCCATTATGAAAATAATAAGTTGTATTTGCACCATGAATTGTAGTATCTAGTTGTAGCTGAAAAAGCTCAACAATATTACTAGGATTTATCTTCTGTAGTTCTGATACAGGAGTAGCCATTATGGTTCAAATACTTGTTGGAATGTCATGTCTAATATAGCTCTATTTTTATAGGGTATTTTCTTTGTCCATTTGGGACATATCCATTTATAAGCAGTAGAACTACCAAGAGGAGTCCAGTCGAAAGAAGCACCATCATCTGCCCTAGCTTCAAGAAAAGTCTCTATAGTGTCTGAATCTGTTTCACTACATTGAAATGTTAAAGACCAAACAAAAGGTCTTGTATTCAACCCAAATTTAATTCGGTGCTGGTAGCCATCATTAAATTGAGTAACATTAACTTTCGGTGCTGTAGTTTTACGAGCTTGATAACTCGGAGTAATTGAGGGAAAAGTAGCCATTATGAAAGTAAACCTCCTGGTCTTTTTTCTTTAATAAGTTCTGATTGAACTACTGCTCCTATTAATCTACCTAACTCTTCTCCACTTGGTTCATCACCTTGAACAGATGTACCAGAAGCATCTACATTTACTACAACAGTTGTAGAACCTCCAAGGGCATGATTTGGTGTGATTCCTCCAGAAATACCTGGAGTAAATAATTCTGGGCCTTTTTCTCCAACAATATAAGATCTTCCACCGCTAACTGGGCCACCTGATGCTCTCCCAGGAGGAGTACCAAAAAATTCATCATCAAAATCCCTGCCCCATCTATCCGTTCCACCTCTAGTTGCACCCCTTTCGGAAGCAAACCCTTGATCTAAGGCACTTCCGAAAAAATGTAGCCCTATTCCTAAAATCTTTAATTTTATTTGCTCTGCAATCATTTTTGCAGCCATATCTAAAAACGCATCTGCTGTTCTATTAAATAAATTGGCTAATGCTTGTTGTGCACTCATTGAACCTTTAACTATTCCTTTAAACGATTCTCCGAAAGCATCTCCTACTGTATTAGCAACAGTTGTAACCATATAACCTACACTCATTAATTTCTTTAACTCTGCCGAAACTGAATCTAATGCACCAGGTATGCTATAACTCATAGCTACTACTCCAGCATTTAATTCTGATATTAATTTTTGGACTTCTGGTAATTTTTCAAATAACTTATTATAGTACTCTGTAATTTTGTTTGCTGCATCTTCTGCGTTTTCTGCCGAAGTATTAAATATTTTTGGAAATGCCGTTTCAACTAAATTTTCAACAACTTGCAATTCTTTTTTAAGTTTATCTTTTTGGAAAATTCCCTTAAAAGATTTTTCCAGAACAGAAAAAGGCTGAAACCCTTGTGTAAGAAGAAGTAATTTATAATATTGCTTTGTAAGATCTAATAATTTATCTACCCTAGAAATCTGTCTTGCCTCTATTAATTCCCTTTTATAATTTTCTTCTAAAATTAAACGATTAACTTTTAATTGCATATCTTTAAAACTTGTTATTTTTGCTTCCCTGAGTAATTGAATTTGCTGTGAAATATTTAGTCCATTTTGTTCATCTAATATTGCTGTCATTAGCGTTTTGGTATCACGCATAGCAGCTAGATTTTTAAAGGTGTTAGGATTATCACCAAATATAAAAGCAGCAGCTTTACCTGTCTCTCCATATCGTGCAAATGCTGAAGCAACAGAGAGGACTTCATCCTTAGTCATTTTTGTTACTGTTTTTAATTCTTTAAAACTTTCTCTTGTAAAACCAGCAGAATCTCCAGCAGTTATAAATGAATTACTGATTTTCAATAAAGATCTATCTAACTCATCTTGTTGCTGTATATATGATCCAATCGCTGTACCAAGGATAGATAAAGCAAAACCAAACTGACCACCAATCAACCCACCTGCTGCACCACCAAGTCCACCACCAACTGCTGCTGCACCTGTCTGACCAAAAAGTAATGGAAAAGCCCCCCCAATAGTTGCACTAGATATAGCTCCTCCTATTTTTTGATTCATTCTTTTCCTTCTTTCTGCTGCTTCAGTTTTTGCTTTTTGAGCAGCTAATTTTGCTTCCGCTTCTGCTTCTTGTTTAGTAAGCAGTATCTTTGCTTTTTGAAAAGTAATTCCTTGTTTCTGTGCAACTCTTTGTATTTGTAAGGCTCTATCTTTTTTCTTTAATTCTTTGTTAAATTCTTCTTCAACCTTAACAACAGTTTTTAATGCATTACTAAATGTATCTGTATCAACTGCTGCGTCATTTAATGCAGCCCTGGCTTTATTAACTGATGTACTTAAATTATTTATTGTTTTGGGAAATTTATTTGTTCGTTTTTCGATTTCTTTGTTAAATCCATTTACTTCTTGAGTTATTGCATTTATATCTTTTCTAAGTCTTTGTAATTCTTTTGCACCTTTTAAAGCAACAGCAATATCAACATTATAATTAGCCACTTGCTATACAAATCAAAACATTTTCTCTATATTACCTTGTTTTACCTCTTAAAGCACTAGATCGTTGTGCTTGTTCTTGTTGTTTTTTCATTTCTTCATGCTCTATTTCTGCAAAAGCAGCCCAACCCATCATCTCTTCAACAGTTAAAGTTTCTGATAATTCAGCAACAGTTTTTCCTAATTCTTTTGCTAATGAAAATATAAATTGCCAATCGTTATTTGCTTTTTAATTCGGCTTTAGCCTCTTCAACTCCTCTGGTTTGTCCAGCTTCAATCATAGCTAATTGTATTTCCTGTAATATATTTGCTTCAACTTCTCTTCTTAATGAAGCCTTATCTCCATCTTGAAAAATTCTTTTACCATCTTCATCTAATGATTTTTCAATCATAAGGGCTAATGCAAAATCATTTGGATCATTACTATCTGATTTTTTTGTTATTGATTCTCTTTCTGCAATAGTCAATGGATGCCAATAAACAGAAAGAATTACCTCATTATCTTTAATCACATCATGCTTATAAAGTTGAGAAACACCAAATTTGTTCTTTAAAAGGTCAACGGCTCTAGTCATGTTATTGTATAGCTATTATTAGTATACTAGGCATTTGCCGTAAATTGGCAAGATATTAAGCCCAGAAAATGTGAAGAATCTTCTAATGCAATTGGTGTAACTCCTACAACATCAAGAACCCTTGGAGTACAACTAAAGGTATCACTATAATTAGAAGCATTAACAGAAGTAAGCCCATCAATAACAGCTTCTCCTATTGCAGATAAAGTTGCACTACCTTTTCCTCTAGGAACATAGATATTACATTGAATAACACCAGAATAGAAGTCTTGAGATGCACCTTGAGTTTGAGTTGTTGCTTGTGAAAAATCTATTGACATTGTTATATATTTTTTAGTTTTGCCAGGTGTTTTATAAATCATGTTGTCATAAACCATTTCAACAGTATTATCTGCTGCTGCAACTGCATCTGTTACTGCTTTTTCAAAAGCTGCTCTTGTGTTAACTAAAGTCATTATTCAGAAAGATTAGTGTAATCAACAAATGTTCTATTAGGATCAGCAAATTGTCCAATACCACCTTGACCACCTTTGTAACCTGTTGTAGCAACTTTTACTTTTGGTTTTTCTTTAAATGTTTGTTGAACTTTTTGTTTTAATGTACCTTGAACATATCTTTGAACACTTCCTTCTTCTAAAGCAAAAGCAGCATATTTAACTCTATTTCCTATATAAACAGTAGAAAAAGGTTTAAAATTATATTTAAGATCATCAATAAATCTTGGTTCGATAGTAGAACCAACAGCCTTTCCACCTTTTCTATTTGGTTTTAAATTACTCCAAGGAGTATGATCTTCTCTTAATTGATCTGGTCTAGGTCTTTGTGTACTTGCTGTCCAACTTGAAGCAAAAAATCCAGTATCAACAGGACTATTTCTTTCTGTTGATAAATCAGATAATGCTTCTCTCACAAATCTGTTTAAATCTCTCTCTAAATTACCCTCTAAATTAGGAACAATATTATCTATATTATTTGATTTAGCCATTAGAACCTCACCAATAATGTAAACAGATAAGTCTGTCCACCTTGTCTTGTATCTATATTAACTATCTGTCCTACTCTTGTAGATCCTGCATAAGTTAATGTAACTTCATCTTGAAAATCAGGTTGATTATCTCCTATTAAATCAGGTGTAATATAAACTTTGGCTTCTCTTCTTTCTCTACCATCATCTTCTGTAGAAATAACAAACTCAACAGGAGCTTTAATACTGTAAGTCGTATCGCTTGTAGTATATGCACCTGTACTTGTGTTATAACTGCCAGATGCTTTTCTTGTATAAACAATACTTGAGTCCAAAGAAGATCCCAAGTCAGCTACTACTTGT